TTATATCCGAGCGCCTCCCCTTTGGCCATCTTAGTTTGAGAATAATAATTTAATAACATTTTTTTGCTCCTTTGTTAGTTATGGCAGCCTCAACGCTCATTCAGGACCCTGGATCTATAGCTTAGGCTTACAACTCCTTACCGGTCCTGACATAGTAAACTACTGCCTTGATATCCCATTAACATAGGATGGCTGCAGCTGTCAACTATTATTTTTATTTTTTTTTAAATTTTTTATTCTTTATTTATTCCGGTCCTATGAATTCTAATACTAACAGTATTAGAAAAAATCTCGGTATTAATCTCAAGATTTACCTGCGTACTAATACTAACGTATATGAAAAAACTTTGGTTATTGATCGCAAGATTTACGCGCATACTAATACTAATAAAAAGAAAAATTATTCTGGTATCAATCTCAAGAATTACGCGCCAAGCTATGCTTGGCGCGTGTCAAAGTCTCGTGAGGCGTGGGACTTGGTTATTTACGCTTGAATTTTTTTGATTGCGTCTTCTAAATTTTTGAATTTTGCTAATTCGATCACGGTTCTCGGTTCACGGATCACGAAAATTTGATATTCTGAAGAGTGTGAGAACGAGAGTGCCTCTCGCAAGATAAAAGACACACCACCATTTTTAAAATGTGTCAAATGCCAGTTGATTTGGTACTTGGATAAACCTAAATTCTTGACGTTATTGGACTTTAACTCAATCCAAATACTTTTGTTGTTTATCAACCAATAAACATCTGGTATTCCATTAATTGTTGGGCTTTCTATACGAAAAATTTGACCTTTTAACTTTAAATTTTTTATGCGTTGCCACAATAAACTTTCTGATTTTTTCATAATGTTATTAGGTCAATAACATATAAATAAAAAGCCCTCAACCGCACTCTCGCGCATTGTTAAGGGCTTTTGCAGGACTTTAGCTTGAGATCAAATTAATAACTAGTATTTATCTCAATACAGGTTGCTAGCTTACCTATTGGCCTAGTACCAATTCTATTTGCTCGGCAACTCTAATAAAGTTTGTGGAACTTCCAAAGTAATTTCAGCTTTGGACATTTCTTTTTTCAAAGAACTAACCACGCTATTTATATGAGCGCCAGTGTGAATAATCATTTTACACTTCTTTTTAATCCTTTCTAAAGAATTAAAAACCTTATGATTTTTCTTAACATGATTTTTAGCTTCTTGGTAGCAAGCGTTATTTAACTTACTTTCAGCAGTATTTGGTCGTACAGCACCATTATCTCCCAAAAACATATCTTCCCAATTACGAGTTTTGCTTAATCTTTCTACTTTAGATTTAAACTGATCGCTGGCCTTTTGCCAAGCATTTTTTAATTTATTTTCCATGATTGCTTTATTGTTCACAAAGTCTTCAAAAGCCTTATGCTCTTTTTTAAGAGCTTGAAGCTCTTTGTGTAATCCACACTCTTTAACAAAACTATCTTTTTTCTTATCTGCCAAAGTTTGTGCTTCTTGTGATATTTCAGTATTAACTGATCTTTGCTTTTCATAGAATTCATCATTAGTAAAACTATTCCAGAATTCTAACTCATCTTTTCTTATTGGTTTCATTTATTGCTCCATTTTTTCTTTGTTAGTTTTAAGATTGCGTCCAAGTCTGGTACCTGGGGCTTTACAACCCTGGGGCTTCATCTTGGTTTCTGCATTTAATTTTTCAGCAGACCAGCCACAACCTATTAAAATTGTAGTGGGTTGAACTTGATGCAATTATTGTATTCAACCTTTTAGTCAAGAACGCACCACAAAGTTATTTTTATTTTTTAACAGTTGTTAAAAATAACCAAAAAATTCTTTTTATCCAATAGTAAAGCCACCAGAAAATTTACAAAAATTTGCAAACTCTTTTACATTTTCTAAATTAAAAGGATAACTAGCAACACTATTTCTTTTTTGTAGTATTCTATCCCATTGTTGCTTTTCTTTTTTCGGAAAATCTATTGGCGCCCAACGAGATTGATTGTATTTTTTCTTAACACTTTCACTAAAGGCTTGTAGCTCTTTCTCAACTATTTCATTTTTCTTTTCTTCTTTTTTTCTTAAAAGCTCAAACCCTTTAGCATATTTTTTAGTATGGCCAGTGCTAATTAAATGCTCTAATTGTTGCGCAATCATTTTAGCGTCTTTATCACTAACTTCATGATTTTCGTTGAAGTGCCAACGCTCAGCGTCTTTATCACTTACGACTTTTGTAAATCTAATTACATAATCTGCAAGTGGTCGCCACCACCAAACATTGTTTCTAAAGTAAGTACCACTTTGACTTTCATACTTATCCATTTCATTAAAATATTTTTCTCGCTTTTCTTGAGAAAAATTCTCATCATGTAAATTATCTGGTCTTTCTGGTCTTTTAATCGTTGTTTGTGGATTTAATCCATATAAGTCAAAACCCATTTTATACCTCTTTTTGTTAAATTGTTATTATCCCATGATAATAAAATATAAAATTAAATTTGTCAAATTTTATTTTTATGAAAAATAACCTAGTAAAATCAATATTATTATAAATAGTGCAGGAAAAAGTATTATAAATCTTAAAATAAATGCAATAAATTCATTCATGGATTGTTAAAATAAACCCAGAAAAAAATATTACAAGATACTAAATTTTTTTAATTTCTTTTATTACAGAATTAGGAATTATGGTTGTATTACCTATATTCTCAATTCTCTTTTTATCTTCGCTAAAAGAATAATCTCCAAATAATCTAGTGACACCTTTAGATTGAGAGAATAAATGGCCTTTTGTAATACAGGTTGCAAGCTCACTATTTTTTAAATTTTCAAAACTAGTCCATGAGCTATCGCTAACTATATCAAACCACTCAACCGAAACCATAGGATATTTTTCTATTTCACTATTAACTTTTTTTGGCATTGTAATTTTTTTATTATTTCGTTTTTTAGTTTTCATAAAAATCTCGGTATTTGTTTTCAAAGTTTACAAAAAAATCTCGGTATGTATTCTCAAGATTTGAAAAAAAATCTCGGTATGTATTCTCAAGATTTGGCATTTTACTCCCCATCCTTTATTAAAACACTGACTATACCAATTGAAGTATTCAAATGTTTGTTATGAACTTCGTTGAACACTTGCATAAACCCACCGCTATTCAAGAGTTTTTTCTGGCGTGACGTCAATAATATCTTTGGCCTCTCCGATTTTACCTTCGAGTTCAGATAGTCTTTTTTCAAGTTCCTCACGACTCATACCCTCCAATCCCACATGGGTTACTTCTTTTTTATCTATAAAAAATCCTGCCATTTGGCCACTTCTATACTCTGCATTTATAGCATGCCCAAATTGTTTTTTCTTCTCAGCTTCTTTACTAAGTCGCTCAAAATTTTTATACTTTTTAAGCTTATCCCCGGAATATTTTTTTAATTCCTGATTGTATCTCATTTCCATATATCTAACTACGTGTGGGTTTTTATTTGGATCTGTGAGTCTACTTGCAATTTCTGTAGGTCCTTCAGGCTTTACTGATTTATAACCTGCTCTTTTGGCTGATTCTACTTTAGAAAGCTCCCCCCAATTCTCAACATATATATCAACAAACGCTTTTTGTTTTTGCGTCAATTCATTTATAGCTTTTAGTGTGTTTTTTCTTTTTGCCATCTTGACCAGTTATATCATATTTCACTCTCCTATACCTCCTCCTTACAAACATTTTTTTAAAATTTTTTTTGCACAAATGACATCCTCTGTAATTTTTCCTAAAACTTTGGGAATTTTCCCAGTCTAAAAAAGCACTTTGGGACGTTATTATTCTTATTCTAAGCCATTTTTCCCAATTTCCCAGAAATTTGCTCCTTACAAACATTTTTTTATTTTTTTGTTTCTAAGGAGTAGGTATAGGGAAAACTGGGAAAGTGGCAAAACCAGGGCCCGTGATCCGTGGTCCGTTATCCCAGTAACTATCACAACTCACAAATCATCAAATCATCATGGTGCACGGCTACCGAACCCTATACCTTAGAAGCATTCTAAACTAATAACTGAACATCACAAATACATCTCTAAAAAATATCGAATAGAATTATTTCATATCAACAATAATAAATAATAAGTGAACCTTTATTTTATATCTACTATAAATTATAATTAGTTGACTTTCTTAAATTTATTAAGTAATAATCAAAGACGCATAATTTCATTATTGTGCCTCTTTGTTAGTTCTAGGCCTGGTTTTTATCTTTTATCCCCAGGCCTAGACTTTTTTCTTTGACTTCATTTTAAATTAAATTATTATTTTAATTGCGAAAACAATTATGTGTTAAATTAATTTTTAACCATATGATAAACTTCTAGGGCTTCTTAACTGGTTCGAGGCCCTAGAATTATTTTGACACTATCTTTAATATTTGGTAATCTATTTATTATTAACTTGGGAGGGTTCTCATGAGTTAACTTGTTTACCCTGTAGTTTATAGATTGCTCCCTTATACTACAGGGTTAAACTTCAATTGATAAATCTTTTTTAAAATTATCAACAAATACGTTATCAGCATATGATATCTGCCTACGTTTGTTTTCTAAATTTCGTCTGAGCTCACGTCTTAAATCTTTATCCTCTTCGACCTTAAGTCTTTGAAATAATTTACTATATTCATGCCATAACAAGTGACGTCTTTTAAATTTGATATCACCCTTCTTTAACGCTTTATAATATCTAAAACGAACATCATCCGGTTCCCATCCGGCCCACCAGCAGATCTGTTCAAAGTCTTCTGAGCCTGCAATCCAAAAATGAGCATCACATTTATTTAAACTTGATTTACGATCTCCTGCCAAAGCTCTTGCATCTTCAAATGCATTTAGTATGACATGACGCCATAATTTCTGTTCATTACTTATATGATTATCTGCAACGATATCGGCAGTAATTTTAGTGCCCATAAGTCTTAACAAGTCTGGAGAGTAGATCACGATAATGGCCTTTCGATATATTAAATTTACATCGAGTGGCGACCTCGTAATGTTCTAATACATCATCAATTAATATTGTGATGGCTGCGCCTTGCAATCTTTCTTCTTTAATGTGCTCTTTGATGTCTTTGAAATCTAAAATCATGTCACTTCTAGTATAATTGTCAGGCATCATGATTGTTTCCAAAATTTATAATGCTCAAAACTAATTATATTGTCGGGTGTTTGAATTTGTTTTTTACCTTTTTTCTTTTTAAAATTTGATACCATCGATGGATCGGGTTTATGGTTTTTAAAAAAAGAAGTCTTCTTTAAATCTTTATTGTGAATAGTGTATATGTCATGAGCATCCTGGAGGAACCGTGGTCCGAGTTCCGTGTAGCCATAATTAACACCATTGAGTAAAGCAAAAATAGTCGAGGTTAATCGAGTGTACTGATTAGGCGTAAATTTCCCTGCTGCAATAACTAACAGCTTTGTTAAATCAGTGATACCATCCTTTTTCTTTGCCATTTATATAATCCAATGCAATTTTAAATAATAATACTTGTTCGGCTTCTTTAGTTATGCCGTTTGGTCCGTGAAGCGTGGTTCCTGATGAATTGCAAATGATACACTCGGTGTAATTATTAGTAAGAGTCTTAATATAACCAAGGCCTTTACAATCTTTACACTTTGCGGATTTGCTAGTTACTTTATTCATATTAAATTTTTTACTTCGTTGCAAGTGTATATTGTAAAGAAAAAAGGGGATGGGATCAACGACCCCACCCCCTTGTATTATTGTTATATATAAGTATTTTTAATTACTTAGTATTTCCGGCTCTAAGTCTTTAGTTATTTCATAATCAATTTCTGCTGCATCTTCAATTTCTTTTGGTGCAGTAGGGACTTCATCATCACCCCAGTCTACATTACTTCTTGAAGTCAATTGACCATAAGTATATTTATTAGCATATGCCATGTTATTAAGCGTATAACCAAACTCACCTAAAAGTTTAATAATCTTTTTAACTTCTTGTGGAGTAAACCAACCTGTATTCGGATTTTTTTTACTTTCCGTAAAAAAATCTCTAGGCTCCAGCGATGCTAAACCATCCAAAGTCATTCCTTTTTTAGGTGTTTCAAAATGGTTGTTAATTTTGTCAACCAAATCTATTTCATACATAAATCCTTCACAATTGTGAAGGTAGGCTTTATTTGCTTTTATCATTATTCCTCCTGTTAGTTAATTGATAAAGTTAAAAATTTAGAATCCTCAGATTAATTGTCAATAATATTTTATATAAGAAAGTATAGGACTGTTGCTGTAATTACCCATATTAAAAGATAGTTATTATCGTTATAGGGTTGTCTCATAAAGGTTTGAATCCTGGAAAATCTTCTTCAATAAAATCATCATCTTTCATTTTGAGAATCTTTCTTATAGCAGATAATTCAGTATACGCTTTAGTCTTTTCATCAACTGCAAATTTTAATCTTTCATTACAGTAATCTTTTAAATTTAAAAGAATCGCTTCTGGATCATCTTTGATATACGGATTGTTAGCCATACGAATTATTTCAGAACAAAAAGTTTCAATTGCTCTACTACCAGAAATATAATTAACTAGATTATGAATCTGCACCGTCATTTTCTTTTTTCTATTCTTGTCGTAGTTAAATTGTATTCTTTTTAATTCTTTATCCATTTAATTCTCTAACTTCCTCATGGCTAAAAATTTAGTCTTAGCTATTCTTAACATACGGTCAAACAACGGCTCTGCTTTAAAAGTTTTAATAGTGTTTCTCATTTCACCATTAACCATTAAAGTCAGAGTGTTATTTGAATGGTCTAATTCTATAGTGAAGAGTTCTTTACCCTTCACTCTAGTATCAATTCTTTTTAGATCGTTTTCCGTCATCATTACTTTCTCCATTCAAAAGTTGTTTACGAAAATTTTCTACACTAATTTTATTTTTCTTAGCTAAGTGTTCTACGTAACCTTGAAGCATTTTAGATATCATTGCGCCAGGTGCTCTGAATTTATTTTTACAAAGACCTTTTAACAATTTGTAATCCTTAATGTTAATGGCTACAGATTTCCATTTATTGATGTCCATTTCTATCCTCCATATTTTTATTAAACTCTCTAACGGTCATTATCTTTTACCTCCATGTCTTCACTTAAAACTAATGGCTTTTCAATTGGATCGTTTTTGTAATGATTCACTCTCCAATCTTCTGCTTCTTTATCACTTAAAGTTTTAACCATCTTAATAGCGTCCTCGATAATCATCATCTGTGTATTTACTTTATGAAGTTGAGTTAACAACTTATAATTATCTAATTTAAGACTATTGATTTCTTGAACTGCAGCATTAATACCTTCGTCCAATTGTTGCATTATGTCTTTTGGTTTTTCTGGTGTTATGTCGTCTTTTAGTTTTGCATTATCCATGCATGTCCTCCTTGGTTGGTTCGTTTTTTCTTGTTTCAATTTCGTCAAATACTAAAATGGTCGCTAACGTTTTATTTACTGGGTAATGTTTTCTATTAATCTCATCCGTAAAATTAATATTAGCAACACCATCTATGTACATATCTAAATGCATCGAATCTTCAATTGGCATACCATCTACTTCATACAGTGGGATGCTTGCTAATTGTTCATCGATCTCAGACATGATAGACTTGAGTATTGGACTTTTACTTTTTTGTTTCATGTTATCTTAAATATATGGGATAAGGATTAATGTCAAATTAATTATGAAATTTATTTTAATATATACAGTCTGTTCTTTTATTGATGGTAATTGTTTACCTGAAACTCAATACCCTAAAACTTTTGATACCTGGAGAGAGTGTATAATTACAGCATTAGATACTACAAAAAAAGTTATTGAATTTTTCCCACCAGGAGATATAGAGAAGTATAATCTTGGTCCACGATTTGTGTGCCAAGGTATTAATACTGTTTAGAATGATTATAAAATTTATACTATTAGGTAGTGTATGTTTAAATACACCAGATATGGGTACCAAGTGCACCCAATATATAGTAAATGACCTCATAGATGGCCCAGGATGTCGTTCTAAAGCAAAACATATAGGAATGACCATGAAACGACAAATAGAAGAAATTAGGGGCTCTATGGCCGATTATAACGTACATTGTATAGCTATTGACAGCCAAGGCTACAATGTTGACCATTCTTTCAAAATATCTTATAATATCTCATGACAGCTTATCGTATCCGTGCTTGCATGGGAGGAAGTAGTATAGACCAAGTAGTCGAAGCTGATAATGCAAAGCAAGCGATTTTAAAGGTGTCAGAACAAGTGGACCAAGGTAACGTTGAAATTATCAATGATGGTTTCACCGGGAACAAAAGGGTTCACATAACTTATGAGGAACTAAAATGAGTCCTAAAAAAATAGAGTTGCTTAAAGAATTACAAGCACTCGAAAACAAATGGTCGTCTGAGTTATTAACACATGGTGGTGTTCATACTGGGATGACTCAAATAGAATCTGATATTAGATCTAAAAGAAATGCGATCAAGTATCAGGATGTACAAGAAAACTTACAAGTACAAGCTTAAGTTTTTATTGTAGTTAAAAAAGTTTATCTTTTTCCTAGGGGTCCTGTCGGCTTTCCAAACTCGTAATGATTTATAATCTTTAATAATTTTTCTCTTTTAGTTACCGAATAAGGTATAAATAACTTTGCAAGTTTTAATGCATTTTGATGAGAGCACCTCCACCTCCACTGAGGTATCTTAGCTAAACTACCTTTACCAATACCTTTGTAATGAATACTACCAACCTTAACAATATCATAAAAATTTTTAATACAATCTAAATCAGACATAGCTACTTCCATAGCCACATTCCATTTTAAATAAGTTTTACCATTTGGTTTATTGCATTTGTATTGTGCGTAATTAATACTACCCTCACCATCAAATAATCCTGCTGCATAAGCAATCATATCCTGGTTTCCGTGAGCCGTGTTTCTTTTATTTAGCATCACCCCAACTCTTTCCAAGTCCATACTCAACAACAGAAGGTACTTCAAACTTAATAGTATTTTCCATAATCTCTTTTATCTCTTTAGCATGAGCTTCATCTTTTATATTAAAACACAATTCATCATGGATCTGTAACATAGGTAAGTGACCTGCATTCACACAATCTAACATAGCTTGTTTAGTTTGATCAGCTGAGGATCCTTGAATTAATCTATTCAATGCCTTGTAGGTATAAGCTCTTTTAATATTCTGAGCACCATACTTTGCAACTGCATTCTCGTATTTTTCTGCAACATGTAGGCCAAAGTCTTTTGTTTCCCACATATCAAATCTACATTTTCTACCCTTCTTAGTTCTAATTACACCATCATTAGCAGCTTTGAGCATACATCTATCAGATAGTTGTTTTACAAAAGGTACCTTCCTATTATATTTCACAATCAATTCATCAGCTTCATCTTTAGTAACACCTAAAGAATTAGCTAACTTATTCTTACCCATTCCATACATAAGACCAAGTCCAATTGTTTTAGCTTGAGTTCTCTCAATACCTACCAGGTCTGCTACTGTCTGATGAAAGTCTGCGCTAGAATTTTTATAAGCTTCCACTAATTCCTCAGAGCCGTCATAGTTTAAAGCAGATGCATAATGAACCGTCATTCGTGGTTCTTGTTGCGAGTAATCAAAACTACCCCATTGATAGCCTTCTTCCGGTATAAATAATCCTCTAATTTTGGGACCAAACTCTTTATTTCTTGCAGGTATTTGCTGTAAGTTAGGGTTAGACATACTCAGTCTACCCGATACCGTACCTCCAGTATCTGATCTAAGTTGTTGGATCTCTCCATGTATACGACCATCGACCTGATACTTCATAATCGAAGATAAAAAAGTTCCATGAAATTTATTGATCTCTCTTGCACTCACAATTAATTGTGCTATTTTGTTTTTATTATTAATCAACCAATTTTGTGTAAACGATGGTTCCTTTGTTTTTTCGGTTCGTGGGTAGTCTAATTTCAGTTTGTCAAAAGCTTTGGCAATCTGGCGGGGTGCCCAGATATCTATTTCTACTCCTGTTTCTTTCTGTATATCCCGTAGTATTTCTTTTTCTTGGAGCATCATTTCTTTTCGTAATATTTCAGCTTTTTCCACTTGGACTCTCACTCCTCGTTGACGCATCTTTATTAGGGTTGGAAGCAATTGCATCTCCATTTGCCATACAGTAGTTAGACTCTGAGTTTTAATTTCTTGCTCAAATCTTTTCCATAATTTTAAAGTTAGCTCTGCATCTTGCTCTGCATAATATCCAACATGTTCTGCAGGTAACTTCCACATTTCTGCTTTAGGGTCTATACCATGAGCTGCTGCAGCTTCTCTTAATTCTGTTTCTGCTTTTATTTCTCCAAGGTAATCTACTGACAACGCATTTAAAGAGTAACTAAATCTATTTTCATCTATAAGTGCAGCTGCTATCATTGTATCTATAATCTCACCTTTAACTTCTATACCAGATGCTTGTAACCAACCGACATCGTATTGAGCATTGTGAAATATTTTTTTACATGGAAGTGCACACACATCTTTCATATATTGTTTAACCTGTTGAGGTATCATATTACCCCCACCTAAATGATTGAATGGAAAGTAACCTTTCCAACCATCTACTGCTACTGCAAATCCTACAATCTCACCTTTACCTAAAGCCCATCCAGCTCCAAGTTTATTATTAATACCATCATCTCTTGTTTCTAAGTCGATAGCTATTTCTTTTGCGTTAGATAAATCTTTGTACTCACTTGGAGTATTCCACATTGATTTTTTAAATGTTAGTGTTAGTTGTAGTCCGTTCATATGTTTCTTCTTTCGTTGGTATGTTTTTCAATTATTCGACATTAATAAATTTTTTTTCAATTAATTTATTTAATTTATCTTTATTACTAAATGCGAATAATGCTGCATGATAATCCTCTGGAAATATTTCCCAAAAAGGTCCTTCAGTTTTAGAATTACCTTCTCTTTCAGGATATATCTCAAGAGTAAATCCTACTCCCTCAACCTTTATTTGTTTTTTTACTGTTCTTGAATTTGGCATCAGTATCCTTTAGTTTTTTAATCTCAAGTTGACAATAATGAATTATTTTTTGTAAATCTTGTATACCCGCTTTGTTTAAATAACGGCAAACATACTTTATTACACATCCCTGGAAAAATGATAGGTTATTTTTACTAATAAACTCATAGGGTTGTATATGAAATTCTTTGTAATGATTCCCGCCAACCTGTTTTGATTGTGGAAATGCTTCTTCTAATAAACTACTATTTGTCATTTTTCTCCTGTACATAAATTAAATAATCTGACCCAATTGGATAGTTATACTTATAGTCAGTTCGTAATAAATGTAAAGTTTTTCTTGCTCTAGTTGCACCAGTGTACCAAACTTTACGTTCATCACTTTTTTCTTGTTTGTTTTTATTATCATAGTCCGATGGATAGTTACCTTTACTATAAAGCACTACATGATTTGCTTCTCCACCTTTAACACTGTGTATTGTATCTATGGTGATTAGTGGGTCCTTATCTAATTCTTTTTGCCCATAAGTTCTAAGTAATCTAATAAATTGTCTTACCTGTCTTGGTTTAAAATTTCTTCTAAGTATCCAGTACCAGGGTTTTTTTGAGTCCTCTTCTTTTAATTCTAAACCACACCACTCTTTTAAATCTTGAAAGTTATATTCTCTTAAGTCTGGTTCATTCCTCCAAAACTTATCTAATCTATATGTAGGATCTGAAAGTTCTCTAATAAACTTATACATATTTCTTGCTTGTTTCTTATCTATCTTTTTATCTTTAGTGATTGCAGTCCAGGCCTTAATTGCTTCCCATTGTTTTACATCAAAACATTTTGTATCTTTATTATCTTTAAAATATAAACCTGCATCTTTTGCTAACATTCTAAGTTCGTTAACTGTTTCATTTATTCTGCCTAAAATATACCAATCTTCTTTTAAGTTATTAAAAGGTATTTCTTTAAAAGATAAGTAGCTCTTTACATAACCTTTACTATCCCCAGGTAAGTATTCTTTCTCCTCACTGTCTTTAATACCTCTTCTTATAACTTGTGAAAATTTATATATAGCCTCTCCAAATCTTTGAGTCTTTCTTAGTTTTACTTTCCGGCCTGGAAAAAATTTTGTAAAATACTTTGGATCTGCACCATTCCATTTATATATACCTTGGTCATCATCACCTGCTAAATATATTTTCTTGGCCTTCATAGCCATCTTATAAATAACCGACCATTGAAGTGGTGTACAATCTTGTGCCTCATCTAAGATTAAAACTTTAAGTGCTGGGAAGTCTACTTCTTTAATTGTTCTTTCGATCATATCATCAAAGTCAATAAATGATCTTTCTCCTCCACCTTGTTTATAATGTTCATATGTTGATATCTTCCTATGAAAAACAGTTAATGAATCTTTTTTATAGGACTCTCTCTTATATGCTTCCTCTGGAGTGATTAATAAGTTTCTTGCTTTACTATAAATACCTAATGACCAATCTTTAAATGTAAATGCATCATCAGCTAATCTAGTATCAGACGTTTTTATTATTTTAGTTTGTAATGCAAAATCAATAGCACAATGTTTAGGATCAAACACCTCTTCTTGAAAATACCTTCTACAATACGTGTGTAGAGTTTTGAATCTTAAAAAATCTTCTGATGTATAATTAGGAAAAGAATCCATAGCTCTTCTTACTGCAGTATTCACTGCTTTGTTTGTAAACGATAAGTAAGCTATATCAGATGGTTGTACCCCTCTTCTTAAATGACTTTTTAAAACTCTTTCAATTAAAGTATATGTCTTACCTGTACCTGGTGGACCAAATATCTTTATGGTCTTCCTGTATAAGTCTTTAAGTATTTTAAGTTCTAAATTTTCCTGTGTGGAAGTCATCATCCATTTCCGATACTGTTTTCTCGTTACCTTTAGAAGCATTACTTATGTTTTTGTAATCGACAAACTTAGGCATCTTTACAAACCAAACATTCTTAACACCTTGATGATAATCTAATCGTTCACATCCCAACATATTTAAAGCTTCAGCTGAACTTCTAAATACTTTATTCTTTCCTAAAAAATCTTCAAAGGTAATCTTTTTAAAATAACAAGTGTTAGTTTCAGAATCTAAAACAACATACTTATCTTTTAATTTATCAAAATCATCTTCCTCAATATGACTCTCAAAGAATTTTTTAAGAAAAGTATATTTTTGTTCTTCAACTGAATCTTCAAACTTCATCTTGTCATTCTCAACTGCTTTCTTAACCAAAGCAGCCATAAGCATTTCAAATGGAGAAGGACCACTTCTTGGTCTTGGTAATGTCACCCAATAGATTCCATACTTCAATAATTTAACTCTAAAAGATTTTTCATCCTTCATGTCTTCTGGGTTAATTACTATTTTCTCTCCCTGGAATGTAAATGCATATTCAATTGATGTAGGACTTCTAGTAAACTCTATATCTTCAAAGTCATCTATTAAATCTGGTACTTGAGATCCAATACCTAACTTCCTAAATTTACATAAGTCTTTATTACATATAGGAGTAATAGCACCAAGCTTAGGTGGACACTTGTAATTATAATCTTTTTTGATAACAGATTTTGCAACAGAACTTTCCACTTCTTTTGGATCCATAGGTGTAACAAATACCTCCTGGTTTCTTTTTTGAAGTATTCGTGACATCTCTTCTTTACTAATATTGCCGTCTGCTTTTTTCATTTCAAGCACACCAACATTGTAGAGTAAATCATTTCTGTGATTGCCAGACCACTTATCCATAATCATTTTTTGAATACATGGCGGATAATGTTTCCAATCCTCTTCTGGTTCGTATTCTTTTACTTTTAAGCTATTTAATTGTTCTAAAGATATTGTTTTCTTTTTAACTAATTCTAAAAAAGTTCCTATCATAACTGGTGTATTATTTTCATCATAAGCAAACTCTGTAGTAGCATTCATATTGAAGTAAGGCATGTTCATGCACTTATTCATAGGAAACACTTCTAATGCTTGAAAGAAATTTTTATTCCACTCATTTAATTTTTTAAGCACATCTTTAACTGGATACCATCCATCTAAGAATAAAAATAAATGTAGACCACCAGACTTTGATCTAACTGGGACCAGTGGTAATTGATTATCTCTTAATATATCTATAACTTTCTTTTGTGAATAATCTTTATAACTCTGAGGATCTATATCTATACATCCCCATTTACATAGGTCGCCTTTCTCAGGCATAATCCCTATTCTTTGTTTACCGTTTATATGATCTGTCCATAATTCAAGAGTAACAGGTTCGTGTTTCGTGAATGTGTCACTAACCTTCTTGCCCCGTTCATCTACTTCCCCCGTAAGAGAAGTAGTGATGAACAGTTCAGAATTACCCTCAAATATTTTTAAGAGCTCCCTTTCCATAAATTAAAATGGAACAGATTCTTTTGATACAGTGTTATTCCCTGCAGCTTGATTCTCATTTGAGAAATCAACCTTACCAAAAATATCACTCTTCATGGCACTTTGATAAAAGGCTTGTGTTGCCTCTAATGTTTTCAAATGCTCTTCTGCATTTAAGAACTTATCAAATTCAATTACCCAACCATACCAAGAATTTTTAGAATTAGATTCTTTGGTTGTAGATAATTTATAAGTAGTTGCCCATGACGGTGGATTAAAGAAACCTTTTTTACCTTGGGCTCTTCTAGTCATAATCATAGAATTCCAAGTCTTAGATTTCTTTTTCTGTGTAGACTTTAATGGGATCATTGCTTGTTCAATTGGATTATAATCTTTATCCAAAATATAAACAAAGTGATTTCCAGTATCCTCTACATAGTTACCATTTGGCAATCTATCTTTACCGTCAGCTTCTCTTGAAGTCTGGGCCATGATAGATGGATCAGTGTGAATGTTTACAGGTCTTCCTAAACCTTCACCTTTATCCTTCCATTCGTTAAATGTGTTTATGTAAAGACATGGTACTACAATTAGACCTTCTCTACCTTTCCACACAGTACCAGATGTTTCACTCCATATGTCTCCTTGCTTTGCAGTCTCAACATATTTTCCATCAGTCTCATCTAAGACTGGTGAGTTAGCATATAGTATTTTTAACATTGGAAGTTTTTGGTCTCGAGCTGTTACAAACTCTTGACCTTGTCCTGCCATATCTTCCAAATTAAAGTTAGTTGGCAGGTTGTCTTTTTTAGTCGTCATCGCTTTTTCTTTTTGCATGATTACTCCTTCGTGGTTATTTTAGTTTTATTAGCAACATAAGTACCAAACAATTCAGCAGGTACATCCTTACCTAGATCTTGAATTTGTTCTCTAACAAATCCCCTAAGTGAACTAGGGTGTACAGATTGTTTTTGCTGAACTGGTAGTCCTTTATGCTTCAGCTCTTCTACAACTGATTTAGCTTCATTGTCTTGCTTCATACCAAACTCCATAGTCACTTGGTTTTTAATCAAGTCACCATGACCGTTTTCTCGAAGCCAGCTAAAAGCCTCTTCAGTTTTAGACGCAGGTATTCTAGCTGAATAGAACGGCTTAACTTCAACAGACGATCCGTCTATTAATTTAAGCAATGATACACCTGCTTGTTGCATTAAGTTTGGAATTGTTTGCTCAGAAAGAGTAGTCTCAGTTTCCTTCAACTTCTTTAGTTGTTCTTCAACCGTATTTATCTGTTTCTGAGTTTCCAATAACTTATTGCAAGAATCGGCAATGTCCGAAGACATGCCAGTATCAACCGACACGGTTGATTCTGCTTCTAAGTCCATAAGAACCTCCTTGGCGCAAATCAATATATTATTTATTTGATTATTGCAAACAAATAATTTAAAAAAATTTGCATGTATAATTATAAAACAAAACCGTTCGAACATCAAAAGCAGGCTTTAATTCAAGGGGCCAAAGACTATAATTTTGCTTATTTTATGGAGATGGGTACGGGTAAAACTAAAGTTGCAATTGATAATGCAGCTTATTTATTCCAGGATAAAAAAATAGATTTTGTATATGTTATTGCACCTAATTCAGTTTATCAAAATTGGAAAAAAGAAATTAAAACTCATTGTCCAGAAGAAGTGAATATGTATATTTGGAAAGTTACTAAAGACAAAGATTTTAAAATCGATCCAAGTAAATTAACATTTATATTAATGAATGTTGAAGCACTATCTCATACATCGGGTAAGAAATGGTTAGAAAGTAAATTAATTAAAACTGGTATGAGAAGTATGATTATACTTGATGAAAGTACATCTATTAAAAATCTTAAAGCATCTAGAACTAAATCTATAATTAAATTAGGACAGCTTGCTAGATATAAAAGAATTCTTACTGGATCACCAGTAACAAAATCACCTTTAGATTTATTTTCTCAATGTGCATTTTTAGATAAACAATTATTAGGCTATGATACCTTTACTGTATTTAAAGCAAGGTATGCAGTTATGTTTAATATAGAACGCGGTGGTTATAGTATTCAGATACCAAAGTATTATGTAAACCTAGAAGAGTTAGAATATAAAATAAAAAACTTTTCTTACCGAGTTAGAAAAAAAGATTGTTTAGATATCCCCCCTAAAATGTATGTTCAAAGACATGTGGAACTACCAGACGAACAAAGACAAGCTTATGAACGACTTAAACAAAATGCTTTAATAATACTTAAAGATGATGAAGTATCTTATAATAATAAACTAACAGAACTACTTAAACTACAACAAGTGGCTAACGGTTTTGTTAAAACTAATGAAGGTGAGATTGTTGAATTTAAAAGTAACGCAAAGCTAAAAGAATTAATGAGCGTATTGGAGGAGACTCAAGACAAGTGTATCATATGGGCTAACTATGTTTATAATATAGAAATGATAAAAGCCAAATTAAAGGAGACTTATGGAGAAGATTCAGTGGTTTCGATATACGGAAAAGATTCAGTTGAAGTACGTAACGATGCTGTTGAAAATTTTCAGTCTAATGACCGATGTCGTTTCCTTGTTGGTAACCCTACTGTTGGCGGTTATGGTCTTACCCTTACTGCTGCTAAGTATGTTATATATTTTAGTAATTCTTACAATCTGGAAGTCCGTCAGCAAAGCGAAGATCGTGCTCATAGACATGGTCAAACTTCTCAAGTCACATATGTAGATATAATTGCAAAAGATACTGTTGATGAAATGGTACTACACAATTTAGAAAACAAAGTTGAACTATCTGCTAAGACTCTTGGGGAACAGGTTCAGAAGTGGCTTTAGAGTTGTGATACTTCTCTACTCGTTCTAACCATTTATCTTCATACTCACTTAACTTAACTTCATTCATTTTAAATTCTTGATACAGTTTATCTTTAGTGCATATACATATTAAACCTTGTGTGATGGAGCCATATTGTTTTTTGTGGGCCAATGAATAAGCTGCAATTTGATAATAGTAATCTTCAACATACTCTTCTCTTTTAGGTTTATTAGATTGTTTAAAGTCTATTATAGTTGGTTGATCATCATATAATCCTACAACGTCTGTTGCACCTGCCCATCTATCATCATAAGCAAGACTAACTTCATTACCCCATACTACTTTTAGTTTTTCTAAATTTTGTACAATCTCATGAGCCATGAGCCGTGCTTGTGCACCCTCTGAAGATAGATTCAAATATCCTTTACCATCTATGTAATTCTCTAATACATAATGCATTTCAGTTCCACGTGTAGCTGCTTGTTGTGTAATACGTTGTGCTTCCTGGTAACCAACTCTTTCTCTCCATCTATCGAGTGAGGCTTTCTTTTCTTCAGATTGTGTAGCCGATAATATAGTAGTAACTGATGGTATTTTCTTTTCACCTACATTATAGGTCCGTGAGCCGTGCTCCTCTTGTCGTGTATATTTCTGATAGTCGTACTTATTCTCTCGTTTGAGATCAGTGATAATAAATTTATTTTCTTGTTTTATAAGACGCACAAGGTCTTTTAATTTAATTTTAATACAAGTGCAATGATTATTCCAACTAATGTAGTTAATATAAATCCAGTAGATGCTAACATAATTTTTTCTAGTTTATGTACATCATGGTGTATAGCATCTATTTTTTTATTTGTTTCTTCTTGCATTATTCTACATAGCCTTTCATGGTCGTCTATTCTTTGGTGAGCAAGTACATCTTTATTTTCTTCACCCATAACTTATCCAAATAAATTTAAAGCTTGAGCTAGTTGAGCTCTGTCTTGTGTTGTTTGTTCACCTGTTCCAGTCATAGGTAAATTTGTTGGTGTAACCTCTGGTAAAGGTACATCAGGTCTTCTTTGAGCTTGTTGTTTTCTACGTATCTCTTCCTCTGTCTCTAATGCAGGCGCTTCTTCTGGTCTACTATCTCTAAATGTAGGACCATCAAATACACCTGTTTGAAAAAATTTTTCATATTTATCTTTGTTTGATTGAATATCATCCATTACTGATTTTGCATCTTCAGCACCAACAAAACCTTGGCCAACTAATCCTGAAGATAATTGAGTCATAAATCTATTATATTTTTGAAAGCTATCAATTGTTTTACCTTTACCACCTAAACCTTCAATCAACATCTTTGTTATTGTGGGACTAGAAAAAGCTTTTGCAACTCCATAAGGCGCTAATACGAAAAATGCAGCTGAGCCTGGATCGATGTAGCCACCACCACCAAGTAATAAACCACCAATTTGTGTTACGGCTCCTGCTTGTTTTAACTGAATAAATATCTTACCAGTTCCTTCTCCTGCAGCTCCTGGTGCTGTTACTTTACCAGTAGTAAATTTTAAAGCTTTAGCATAATCATTTAAATTTTGTTTTTGCGACTTAGTTAGGAAATTAGGGTCATCTAATATATGTTTATGCTGTCTTAAAAATTTAGCTGCTTGTGCAGCATCTAATACATTATATTGTCCAACTTCTTTTTGTGATGTATTAAAAAAGTTTTTTAAAAACTGTCCTCTCAAACCTTCTTTAACGGCATCTGCATTTTGAAATAAAGGATACATCTTACCGTTTGGTAATTTGACTTTTCTATCAATTATATCCATAAAATATTTTGTGTAGTCAGGTTTGTTAGCAGCTACAATTTGTTTGTATAAAGCTTCTTGTCCCCTGTCAGTTGTAAGTATGTTGTTCATTAGTTTATTATTAAATGATATAGATCCCATTCTAGTAAACTCTTTAACTGATTTAGCTTCTTTCATTAAAGCAGGAGGAAGAGGAGCATCTGATAATAATGCTTCCATTCTTTTTAATAATTCTGCTTGTACCGATTGAGCTTCTCCTTGAAATTTTTGCGCTTTTAGAAAACCATACTGTTTTCTTAATGCATTATAATTAGTTCTATTACCTAAAGCTAAAACTTGCCCTAACATTTTAGTAATATCAGGATCATCTATTTTTGCGTTTTTTAAATCTTCTAATGTTTTTAATGCGTAGTCTTCCACATTACTTGCAGGTAAAACTTCTTGAAAACGAGCATCATATGCTTGAATTTTTTTAGCTGCATTTGGTCCACCTAATATGATATCGTAATTAGGATCATATGTTCCATCTGCTCTTTTAATTAATTGATCTACTTTATTACCAAGGTCATCCCAAAGTCTAGCTTTAGTTCCCATAAATAATTGTTTATTAGCGTTTGCAGATTCATTTAACAAAACACCTACAGCATAACCTGTATCATCTACATCATCTAATCCTCTTAGTGCTATATCTGTAAATGCATCAATACCTTCCATTACAGATTGTTTACCCATTTCTTGTGCTGATCTAATAGATCCAGATCCAGCAATTGCTGAAGCAGCAATACCTTCCATTAAATCAATAGTAGAGTTTTGTGTCATAACACCAGGGGTAATATTTGCCTTTTCTATATCTGCAAAAAACTCAGTTCCTCTTTTATCTTTAATGTTTTGAATTATTTCTTTTCTTAATTTAGGGTCCTTTAAAATTTTTAATTGTTCACCTGTTAAGGGTAATTCACTTTTAGTTTTAAAATTTTTTTCAAATACATTTTTAGGTACTTCTTTTCCTTCATCAGATTCTTTTAAATATTTAAAAAATTCTTTATCTCTTTCAATAACTTTAGATGCTTCTTTGGCACCTGATATTGTGTGCAAGCCTTTTGTTGTAACTTTATTATAAACTTTAGCTAATCCTCCTGCTAAACCATAACCAAGCACTTCACCAAACCCCCCTTGAAATGCACCCCTTGCAACTTCTTTTACAATACTTTCTCTTGGGTCAAATGTTTGTGATATAGCTGCACCAACACCACCCCCTGCTGCTGCACCTGCTGTAGCTCTTCCAATTTTACCTACAGTCTTAGATGATATATTAAGTAAAGGTCTTGCAAGTCTAGCAACTCTTGCTGCCATTGTTGCGGTTAATGCTAACGAGCTTCCTCCAGAAAAAGGGGCCATAGCTGCACCGGCTAAACCACCGGCAATTGATAAACCAACTTCAGCTACAATCCTTTTGAAGCCTGGGCTTTTTAAAAAACTTTCTGTATCTTTATTGTATTTACCTTTTTGTGCATCAGATAAAATTTCATCAGGTGTTAATTGAAACTCTAATTCTTCATCAAAAGATAAACCATCTTTGTTACCTTGTTTTAATTGTTTAGCTCCAATATAAGTATCAATAGCTAATTGTTCTTTAGGTGTAGGTTCGTTACCTTTAATTTTAAATTTTTGTCCATTAACTACAATCTCTGCCATAATACTCCTTAGTTACCACTAACATCTATTACATCGCCTTGTTTTGTAAAACTTACTTCATCTGTGAGATCTAAATAATTTTGTGCACCTTTTCCAGAAGTTTCCATTATTTCTAGAGCGGTCTCAAAGTCAGCATTATTATCTTCTGCAATTGCTATGGCATCTGCAAAATAACTATCTAGCGCTTTCATTTTACCTTCAAAAACTGCTTCACTGTCACCTAACTGAGGAATTAGTTTTGTAATTCTTTTAGCCTCTTGCTCTGATACTGCTGCACCAGAAATAGCCTGTGTAATAAATGAAGTTGCTTGTTGTATTCTTCCCTTCATAGCAGCATAATCTTTTGAGTATTGAGTACCCCCTGCTTTACCTAAAGTTGCTGCTACTCTATTAGGATCCATAAAACCAACTGGTTTATCTAATTTATAATAGTCATCTTGGATTCTAGATAAAATACTTCTTACTCTTTTACCGCCTTGTATCTGTTTAATTTGTTCAGCAGACGGTTTTGATACTATAGAAATTTTTCCATCAGCTGACATTTGAGCAATAGTTCCTGGAGGTAAATTATAAGCCTTTACTTCTTGGTCTGATAAAGTTCTAACACCATCTCCTTCTTTTCCTTTTGCTTTCTCAATAGATAAAATAGTATCAGGTAATTTTCCAATACCTTCTCCTAATGCAGATAATGCAGGACCAATTCCTTTACCTTTAGCTTGTAATAAAGGTGCAGCTAATGTTGATGCATAGATAGCTTTTTCTTTAGGAGTTAATGAACTTAAACCACCTTCTTGAAAGTGTTTTACTTTTGGTTTTAAAGATTTAAAATATCTTTCTCTAAATAATTTTCTTGTTAATACTTCATCCATAGCTACCTCGGTTGCATCATGTTGTAAGCAGCATAACCACCTAAGGCAGTTCCTGCAGCTTGCGCTAATGGATTTGATCCGGGAGCCGTGGTTGCTGTTAATGTACTTTGTGTTGTAGGTAAGTTAGTCATAATACCTTTTAAGAATTCAATTCTTTGATATGGCTCGTATGCTCTTTGTAATGCAGTTTGTCTTTGAGCTTCCAATGCTTGTTGGCCAATACCTCTTTGCAATGCACCTGCTTGCATTTGTGCCTGAATATCTGCAAGACTCATTGCTTGTTGTTGTGCCCCTAGTTGTCCTAGTGCTTGTCCACCTGCAAGTTGTTGAGCTTGTTGTTGTTGAGCTGCTTGTAATGCAGTACCGAAACCTGCCGCTTGTGCTTGTCCTATTTGAGATAAAATTCCTCTTTGAAGTTCTGCTCTTTGAATACCTTCTCTTGCACCACCGAATGCACCAGCACCTATAGCGTTAGCTGATAACTGATTCATTTGCATTTGTCCTCTTCTTGCAATTTCACCAGT